CTACAGGTGACGGTGACGGTGAATATACCTTTGGTCAAGTGATGTACACATTGCCTTCAGGCTTTGACAGAATTACAGACAGAACACAATACGACAAATCTAAACGCTGGGAAATGCTTGGCCCTGAAACGCCACAGCAATGGCAATGGCTCAAGTCTAGCTACATCTCAACAGGCCCACGTATTCGTTGGCGTATTATGGGGCAGAAGTTTCAAATCTGGCCTCTTACATCTACAAACGAATATTTAAGCTTTGAGTATATCTCATCTAATTGGGCATTATCTTCATCAGGCGCAGGTCAAACACAATTCCTAGCTGATAGCGATACGTGTATCTATCCTGACCGTTTAATCGTGTTAGCATTGAAAAAGAAATACTTTGAAGTGAAGGGCTTTGATACATCAGCCTTCCAACGTGATTATGATATGCAACTTAACATTGCTAAAGCTAACGACCAAGGCTCACAAACACTATCACTTGCACCAAGAACAGCCAACGTATTAATTGGTTGGGAAAATATACCGGATGCCAATTATGGAGCATAATCATGGCAAGAGCTAAAAGAGCTGTATCACAGCCAACATCATTGCCAGCGCCTGTAGGTGGATGGAACGCTAGAGATTCTCTGACTGCTATGCAACCTACTGAAGCAGTTATTCTAGAAAATTGGTTTCCGTCACCAACGGAATGTACATTGCGTAACGGCTATGCTAAACATGTTACAGGCATCACAGGACAAGTAGAAACACTAATGGCTTACTCAGGTGCTAACGTCAATAAGCTATTTGCTATTGCTGGCACGTCTGTTTACGATGCAACTTCAAGTGGGCCAGTAGGCGCAGCCGTAGTAACAGGATTAACTAACGCACGATGGGGCTATTTAAACATAGCAACGTCTGGTGGCAACTTTTTATCTATGGCTAATGGCGTAGATACCCCAAGACTTTATAATGGCACAGCGTGGTCTACAGCATCGATTACAGGCGTAACTGCGGCTAACCTAAAAGACCCTATTCTTTACGCACAACGTCAATTCTTTATTGAAAAGAATACGCTTAAAGTTTGGTACTTGCCTGTGCAGTCTATTGGTGGTGTAGCTAACGTAGTAGACATTGCTCCATTTATGACTAGAGGCGGTTACATTGTATCTCATGGCAATTGGACAATTGATGCAGGTACAGGCGTAAATGACCATTACGTAATTATTACTAACAAGGGTCAAGTTATCGTCTATCAAGGCACAGACCCTTCAAGTGCAACAACATTTTCAATGGTAGGTGTGTTTGATATTGGTGCGCCAATTGGTGCTAGAAGCATGTACAAATACGCTGGTGATATGCTTATCATTACGCAAGATGGCGTAGTGCCATTGTCAGGCGCTTTGCAATCATCACGTGTGCAACCTAGAGTGGCAATTACAGACAAGATTCAATACGCTATTTCAGAAGCCGTCACCAATTACGCAGGTAACTTTGGTTGGCAAACTATGTACGTTCCTACAATCAATCAATTGTGGCTAAATGTACCTGTGCAAGAAGGTCAGAATCAACAACAATATGTAATGAATACAATTACAGGCGCTTGGTGTAACTACACAGGCTGGTCTGCTAATTGCATGGAAATGTATTTAGATGAACCTTATTTTGGTGGCAATGGTTATGTAGCACGTGCTTATTATGGCGCTATTGACGATGTAAACAACATTACTGCTGTAGGACTTCAAGCATTTAATAACTTTAATAGTGCAGGTACGCTTAAACGCTTCACTATGTCACGCCCTATTTTTAGAACAGACGGACAGCCTGCAATATTTGCTGGTGTCAACATTGATTTTAATACTGACGTTCCTACAACATCACTTACTTTTGCGCCTAGCACCTATGCTAAATGGGATACTGCTATATGGGATGCAGCTTTATGGGGTGGTGGCTTATCAGTTTTGCAAAATTGGCAAGGCTTGAATGGTGTAGGATATTATGGAGCACCTATTGTTAAAACATCATGCTCAGGTATTCAGGTAAGATGGGTATCTACAGATTTAGTTATTGAAGGTGGCGCAATACTTTGATTCTTGTATTTAATCAAAATGACCGTGTTGCCGACTATATTATTAGTAAAGGCGCAGGAACTCATTATCATAACTTTCAATCTATTGGCTTTGAAAAAGATGGCAAGCTAATTGGTGGCGTTGTTTATGATAGCTATGAGGCTGGATATAGATGCGCTATTGCTGCTGCTGGTGAAATAGGTTGGCTGACAAGACGAACACTAGGATATATTTTTGATTATCCATTTAATCAATTAAACGTAAAAGTAATGACAGCAAGTGCTTTTTCACAAAATAAAAAATCTTGCAGAGTTTTAGAAGGAATAGGATTTAAAGAACAAACTCGGATACCTGAGTTTTCAGCTAATGGTGATTTAATCATTTACGTAATGTATCGTAAAGATTGTAAATATTTGAGAGGAAATAAATAATGAGTGGTCTTGTTAGTGCAATTTTTGGTGGGGGCGATGCACCTCCAGCTCCTGATTACGTTGGCGCTGCTCAACAAACGGCGGCAGGAAACTTAGAAGCTGCACGTGCTAATGCTGCTGCTAATCGTGTAAATCAAGTAACACCTTACGGAAATTTAACTTATACCATTAATGGTAAAGATTCTTTTGGCAATGATTTATATACTGCAACACAATCATTAACTCCTGCTCAGCAAGATATTTTAAACAAGCAAACAGGATTAAGTTCTGGCTTATTAAATACAGCGCAACAAGGTTTAGATTATGCTGGCGGCTTATTATCTAAGCCAGGCGTTGACACTTCTAGATTGCCTTCTTACGGCATTAATCCAGGCGAAACATATTCTGACGCTATTATGCGTAGACTTGCACCTCAAATTGCTCAAGAAAATGAAATGTCAGATGCACAATTAGCTAATCAAGGTATTGCACAAGGTACAGAGGCTTATAACAATGCTAAACGTACATTGCAGATGGGTCAAAATGACCGTCAACTTGGTGCTATTACTAGCGGCATGAATGTAGGTTTAGGTGCTAATCAGCAAGCGTTTAACCAAGAAGCATACAATCAAATGCAACCTATTAACGTGATTAATGCTTTACGTACAGGCTCACAAGTACAAAATCCTAATTATGTTAGCGTACCTCAACAAGCTAACGTAGGCGGTGCTGATATTCTTGGCGCTACTAACGCTCAATATACAAATCAATTGGGTGCTTATAATGCTGAACAAGCTGCTAATGCAAATATGCTTGGCGGGTTAATGGGATTAGGTGGTGCAGCAATTACTAGATATTCTGATAGGCGATTAAAAACAAATATTAAAAAGATTGGGAAAATGGCTAATGGCCTTGCTTTGTATGCTTATGATTACATTTGGGGTGAGCATGATATTGGCGTAATGGCTGACGAAGTTGAAAAAGTTATTCCTAAAGCTGTTATTACAATGCCTAATGGCTTTAAGGCCGTTAATTATTCAATGCTAGGAGCTTAACATGGCTATTATGGACTATATGCCTACATTTGGCAGTAATACAGCACCTATGCAAGAAACAGCATTGCCGCAAGATGATACATTAATGCAAATTGATTTAAAGCGTAAACTTGCTTTAGCAGATGCTTTACGTCAACAGCAAATGCCTGAAGGTCAAATGGTGTCAGGTCACTACGTAGCGCCATCATGGACACAATATTTAGCTAACGCTGTAAACAAATACTCTGCTGGGCTTCAAGAAAAAGAAGCACTAGGTAAGTTTGGTGAGTATCAAAAAACTAAACAGCAAAAGCAAGCTGACGCACTTAAACAATTAACAGGCGACCTTACTGGTACAAAAGAAATTAATCAAGGCGCTTATCAAATTCAAGTGCCTAGTGGCAAACCTCCGCAAATAGATAACTTAGGTGGTATGCAACCAATTGAAACAGGCATGAAATCTATTGATGTGCCTATGGCTACAACGACTACACGTGCGCCTACATCGCCTGAACGTTATGCAGCCCTTATGAGATATGGCGCAGCTATTAATGACCCTCGCATGATGCAAGAAGCTATTACAGGTGGCATTGCTCAAGCTAACAAAGCCGAAGAAACTGCTAGTGAGCGTGCTTATCGTGAACAACAAACAAAGAATGACCAAGAGTTCCAACGTGTTCAAATGAAAGACCGTCAAGGCTTTGAGCTTACACAAGGTGAAAAAAACTTTGCTAATCAAATGACATTGCAAAAATCTAGTCAAGGTTTTCAAGCAGGCCAAAATGCGCTTTCACGTCAAAATCAAAATCAAAACGCACCTCTTGTTACAATTATTGGGCAAGATGGTAAGCCAAGACTTGTGCCTCGCAATGAAGCTGTAGGACAACAGCCTTATAATGCAGCTCAAGAAGCTAAAGATGTTGTTAGGGTTCAGCAAAAAGCTCAAAATGAAATATCTGCTCAACAAGTTCTTGACCAAGCTCAGTCATTGTTTAGTCATTCAGGTAGAAAAGCTGGAACAGGAATAAGCAGTTGGATGGGAGCAATACCAGGCACAGATGCAAGAGATTTTTCTGCTAATTTAGCAACATTTAAAGCTCAGACATTTGTACCAATGGTATCAGCACTTAAAGGCATGGGCGCATTATCTGATGCTGAAGGTAAAAAACTTACTGAATCTGTAGGCGCTTTAGACCCTAGTGTAAATGAAGCCGCTTTTGTTAAAAATTTGCAAGCAGCAACAAGAACTTTATATCAAAAAGCCAAATCTGCCGGGTTGAATGTTTCTGAGCCTGAATTTTTAAAACAACCTTCAGCTCCTCAGCAAAATAATGTACGCTCACAAGCTGATGCAATTTTAGGATTATAATATGGCAAATGCAGATGATTACGCACAATGGATTGTAGCAAATCAATCTAAAAAAGGTACGCCTGAATTTAATACAGTTTCTCAAGCCTATCAGCAAGCAAAAGCTGAAGATTTTGGCGCTATTGATTACAATAAACTTTACAAACAAAAAGCTCAAGATGATGCTTTACGTCAACGCTTGCAAGGTCAAAGTTTTTTATCTCGCAATGTTGAAGGCTTTATGACTGCACCATCAAATCTAATTGAAGGTGTAAAACAAGGTGCTTATGAGCTTTTTAATGCTAAAAATCCATTAGATGTATTTACTCGTGGCGTACCTCAACAAGGCTATGATACAACTAAAATACGTCAAAATCGTGTAATTGCTAGTGAAGCTCCTGTAGGCGCTATTGCAGGTAATATTGCTACAGCGCTTCCATTGGCTTTTGCGCCTGGTGGCACTAGAGCTTTAGGCGGCATGGGTTATGGCACGCTATATGGCGCTGCTTTACCTACGCTTGATGGCGAAAGCAGGATGGAAAATGCTATATCAACAGGTTTAATGGGTGGCGTTGTTCCTGCTGTTTCTGGAACTGCAAAAACTGTACAAGCTATTATTGAGCCTTTAACTGAAAGCGGTAAACAACGTATTGTTGGGCGTACGCTTCAATCGGCATCTGGAAAAGAAGCGCCAGAAGTTGCACAGCGATTAAGAATGGCTCAAGAGCTTGTTGCTGGTAGCAAACCTACGGCTGCTGAAGTTGCTGAAAGTGGCGGCATATCAGCATTGCAACGCTCTGCAAAATCAGCTTTTCCATCAGATTATACAACAAGAGAATTAGAGCAAAAAGCAGCTAGAATGGGCGCTTTAGAAAGCATAGCTAAAGATTCAGCAGCATTGGCATCATCTAAAAAAGCTAGAGAAACTGTTACAGAGCCTATGTATAAAGCTTTTAGCGAAACTCACATTATTGGCGGTAATGAATTAAATGATTTGCTAGTAAGAATGAACGCTTCTGGCGCTTTGCAAGAAGCTCAAAAAATTGCAAAAATTCGTGGCACTAAATTTGATATTCCTGTAATTGAAGCGCCTCAATATGGTCAAGTTGCAGAAAATGAAATTCCATCATTAATTAAAACAGTAGAAGCTATGCCTAAAAAAGTAGGTCTTGAAAAAGAACCTATGGGCATTACTGGTTACCTCAAGAAAACTGGTGGCATTAATACTGAACATATTTTAGATGTGACAGGTGAAAAAGTGCCTCGCAAGTCTGGAGCTACAGTAGGTTTGTTTACTAAAAAAGGCCGTGGGTTAGATGATGCTGTTCAAATAGCTGTAGAAGGTGGATATTTGCCACCAACAGCTTTAGATGAAGTTGATGGTGGAGTTGAAACATTAACTAATCTTATTAATGGCGAAATCAATGGCAGCAAAGCATTTCCATTAAATTATAACGCTTTTGAACAATCTCAATTAAAACAATATAATCAAACTCCTCAACAATTTGGTGAATTAATTGGAAAGCTAAACGTAGGTGAAGTTGAAAGGCCAGCTGAAACTGTTGTTGGTAGACGCATTAAAGGCGATGATTTATTAAACCTTAAAAAAGGTATTGATACTCAAATTAAAAATGCACCGCCTGGCAGCCCTTTGCAAGCTGAATTAATGGGCTTGAAAAAAGATTACATGGGATGGCTAGATAACCAAAGCGCTGGATTTTTAGAGGCTAATAATAAATTTGCTGAAATGAGCAAGCCTATCAATCAGATGCAAGTCGGTCAAAATTTGCTTAATAAAATTGAACCTGCTTTAAGTAGTTTTGGTGCTTTAGGGCACGAAACTGCTGCTAGATATGCAAAAGCATTAAGAGATTCATTGCAAACAGTTAAAGAAGCTACAGGGTTTCAGCAACCAATTGAAAAATTAATGACTCCACAACAAATGGAAACATTGACTAATGTTGGTAGAGATTTAGCTAGAAAATCAAATGCAGATGTGCTTGGCAAAGGTGTTGGCTCTAATACTTTTCAAAATTTAGCTATGAATAGTTTAATTAATGAATCAGCAACGCCTAG